CGCGCGTTAATAAAGTTTTACTCATAATAAACACCTGTACTGATGAAAAACGATAGTACTGAGAAGGACCTTGTTCTTGACAAAGAGGATAAGGGCCCTATCGTCTACACCAATCTCTTTGGCGGAATGACGATGTATGAGAGCGAGCTACTCTCTCTCCTTGCTTCTCGTGACCAGTGGGACAATTAGTGTCTCATGGTGAACTGACTTACTTTTTCGCCTTTCCCGGGGGATTTGATATTCCTCGGGAGGGGTTAAGTTCAACCTTAAATCTCGGATTGTGGCTAACGCAACAGAAGAGAAGATTGTAACAATCTGCCATAATCCAATTTACTATGGTTTCTGCATCTCTCCTGATTTTTCAGGTTTCCCCATTGCAGTAGAGGGGTATAATGTGAAAAGAACTGACGACTTTCCGGTGGAGTAGTAACCGGGGTTTTTCTACTTATCCCGGAGAGGATTGTGGACTCCAGATTTCTGGTGGTTCCCTATCCTCTCCCTGTAACCCTCTCTAACCCTCCTTATCATTATACTCTTCCTTATTAAAGTCTTTCTTATTATTACTCCTAAAAGAAAGAAATATATAAAGAAAGAAAAGGGTTCAAGGAGAGACTCGACCCAGCGAGTATAAATAGCCGTCAGGCTGGGTGCGTTCGATAGATATCGAGGTCGGATTCACGAGTTCTGTACGATAGGAACTAAAACGAAACATGGTTAGTCATCAGAAGTCGTTAAGATGCGAAAGACGGTGCTGTGTCCGTGCAGTTTCCCTGGAGGCAGGGTGAAAAAGCAAACCGCTGTAATGCCGCGGGTGGTACGCTATGCACATACCGAAGGATGCAGGCTGAGGGGCAATCAACCAGTAGACGTTGCGGGTGGTTCCGAATATAACGTCCTGTCAAAACCCTGGAGCTGATCAATGTAACGAGGACTACGCGAGTCTGGGCCATTGGCGGCACCGTCTTTTTTTTCTTTTGATAAATCAAAACTACAGATTTCGCCACTGCCGACGAGATTGTCTTATAGACAGCCCGGGAGTCTAAATCACACCTGATGAGACCGGGACGAAACGCTGAGAAGCGTCGTGTGAAATCAACAGTACGCTTATGAAACAGAAGTACAACTCTAACAAGAAGAACCAACAGGTTCACAAGTCCAACAAGTTCGACGGCAAGATCGCTCAGATGAAGCGCAATACCGTCATTCTCGTCAATCTCGACGAGTCTCGTGCTTTCGCAGCCGAGTGCTTCAAGAGAGGCATCAAGGTCGATGTCGGCTCCACCTACAAAGATGGTGTTATCATCTACGAGAAGAAGTAAAAGAAAGTGGCAATCAATCATGAAACATTTTTGTTTTATTGATTGATTGTCACTATCTTTGAATGGCCTCTTAGCTCAGTTGGTAAGAGCAACCGGCTCATAACCGGAAGGTCCACAGTTCAATCCTGTGAGAGGCCACCCAACTAATAACACAGTACTATGAACGAAATCAAAACCCTCAATTTCTTCGGCGAGAATGGTATCACTTCCACTTCTGCCAACCACATCGCCAACCTCGCCAAGGAACAAGTTCGCGCTGTCCATGAAAAGCTCGCTTCCACTCGGTTCTACACCGAGACTGTCGGGCTTCTGACTTCCTCCAAAGAAGCAACGGTCCGTAAGGGCTGGCCCGCTGACGCAGTAGAGAGTCTTCCGACTCTCGTTAATGAGATTGCTCAGGCCAATTCTCTCATCGCTTACCTCCGCGAAGCTATCAAGGAGAAGGATAAGCGGATGAAGCAGGCCCAGGAATACGAGAATACCGAGGCGCGTTGTGCTCATGGAGTTAAGTGTGGCGAACTTTCCATAATTCGTCCTATTAAGGCTTCCTATCCAACGGAGGAACAGGTTAAACAGACCTGGACTGTCGGCGAGCAAGAGAAATATCTGTCTCTCGAAGCCGAGGCTGCTGCGCTTGGTAAGTTCATCCACGAGGATGGACATTTCTCTGAGGCTCGCATCGACTTGATGAACAAGCTGAACAATCCATCCAAGATCGACCTCAACGGCAGTGAGACGGTTATCCACAACTATACTCCTACCGTGAGTCTGGGGACCGTGGATTCCGTGTTCAACATCCTTCAGAGTCGCTATCGTACTGTTCAGGCTGAACTGAACGGAATGAAGAAGCGCATTCAGGATACGCTGGATGAGGAGAAACTTCGGATTGACCAGGAGTATGCCAAGGCCAAGAGAGAGTATGACGTGAAGCAGCGTGAACTCGAACGTGAGATGCAGGACATCGAGAATGACGAGGAGATTCACAGGAAAGAACTTCTGAAGGAGGTTCAGAACCTGAAGATTGTCATTCCGAACCGGCTGAAGCCCATGTTTGACAAACTCAGCGGATTGCGTAAGTAGATTCATAATCAGCTAAGGACAGTACTGAGTACTTGTACGAATCTGTCCTGAATGCCGGTAATGGATGTGCCCTTTCGTGCTTCGGCACAACTAAAATTATAAGCAAGTTACACCAATGTCTCTGACGGGGAAATAAACAGTCTATGATGCTTGATTGCGGAGACTTTGCTTTTGTCCTTGAATCCCGGAAGAGGTTCTTGTCCTTGTTATTGCTTTAGTTTTGTTGCACATCCATTATCGGCAAGTTGATTTTTTATTTTATCAGGCTATGTATTACGCTTTAAAGTTTGACGAGCGTACTCGTGAAAGACTTCTCGAGATAGCTGAATCCATTTATCATATTCCCGATGGTTGGAAAATATATTGTGACCATGTTACAATGTGTCATTCCAGTAATGATAAATGGGGCAGATGGAAACCGTTTCTTGATAAGCTTCTTGGAGAAACATTCATGTTTCGTATAACCGGATACGGTAAAAGCGATAATGCATTTGCTCTTACGGTAAATTTTACCACTGCAAATCCGGTATCTCACATTACTATTGCCTGTGCTCCGGGAGCTAGACCTGTTCAGTCAAACGACATTACGAACTGGATAGAGTTTGATCCTCTTACCAAACATCATGTGCACTATTTTAGTGGCTGGATTAAACTCTGCAAGTAATGAAGACTCTCATTAGCATTCTTCTTGTGGCGATTATGGTCGCCTGTTGTATCTCTATCATAAAATCTTTTGATAATGATGACTAAACAGCAGAAACATGAAATAGCCGAAGAAGTTCTAAAGAATATGAGCATTACTAAGGAGCAGTACATTGAACTGTGCAAACTCTGTGATGACTTCGATTTGAAAAGGACGGAATCGACACCTCCCGAACCATCTTGGGACGAAATCATAAACTCTTAACACATAAAACAATGAATAAGATTCAGAACTACGCCCTTCTTCACGCTGACATCAATTTTGCTAATCTTAGCGAAATCCTCGAAGCCCTTGAGAAGCGAAACGACATCATCAACATTGACTATATTCTTGCAGTCATTCTCGGTCTCGAATCCATTCCTCGGGAATTTCCGCAGGATGCTATCTTAAACGATGGCAAGAGACGGGCTCGTTTCAAATCCTACGATATTCTGATGGACCAGATTCATTACGAATATGATGATGAACTGAGACTTTGGTTCAAGACAGCAGAAGATGCCAAGAGTTATTCTGATGGAGCGCCGTCTTATAATCTTTATTACAATTTTCACGAAAGTGACGACTGTACTTTCCCTGGTACACAGACGCGAACTTTCTGTGATTGCTGCCCGCGCACTGAGTGGCTTGAGAATGCGATGAAGTAACGGATTGTTTATGATAAAGGGACACGGGCAGAAATGTCCGTGTCTTTTTATTAAAACAGTTTTGTTTCTTACCTTGATAATCATTAACTTTACGGAGTTATGCGTCGATTAATAATTGCTGTCGTGATATGTATGCTTACGATGGGAACCGCTGTTCTCATCTGGGCTTCTGCGCTCAAACTCAGCGATATGTCAGGATTACCTGTTTGGACCTTTGACTGTATCGCGGTGGTCTTTGTTTGTCTTTCCCTAATCTCGTCCTGTCTCGCCTATCCTCAAAAGGAGAAAGAGATATGATACCGGATGCCAAACTGATTCCTAAGCTCGCGTTTTGCGTCAAGTTTCTCAAAGATAACGGGTATGATGCAAGTAATCTGCATCAACTTCAATTGTTCGTGAAGAAACTTGATAAGGAATACGATTTCGTGGAGGTCAAAAAAGACTTCTATACAGAGCTTGCGGAGAAAATGCGCGAGCTCTGGCCCTCTGGAGAGAAAGACGGGAAATGGCCTTGGAGGGATTCGGTCTCCAACCTGTCCATCAGATTGAGAAGTCTGTGGACATCAAGGAATCTGAAAGACTATACTATTGAGGAGTGTCTTATTGTTGCTCGCAGGTATCTCGCCCAGTTTGAGGACAACGCGAAGTACATGATGACGCTCAAGTACTTCATCATGAAACAGGACAAGCTTGTCGGAAAAGATGGAAGGATCAACTACATCAACAAATCTGTCTTCGCCGATATGCTTGAAAGCGTTTCTTCCACCGATGACGAATGGAACACCATCTTCGAATCTACATCTACAGCTGAACAAGGAGAATTGATATGATTAGTAAACATCTCAGAACTTGGGCGAATCTCTGCACTGTGTTCGCCATTGTCTTCTTTGTCCTTTCCGTCTTTGGTTGGGCATTCAACAGTGCTTGGTCTGACGGAGCGTTCAGCGTTGCGTGCTTTTCTGTTATTCTTGTTCCTCTTTTCAATGGCTTTTCTGTTCTTGTGAAAAACGCAGAGGATTCCTTGGAGCGTCGCGCCAAAACCGACTGTATGGTTGAAAATCTTGAAGAGAAATGATTGAGGGCACAAATACCAGCAAATCATTCTTTGAGGATTTCACTGAGGAGGAATTACAGAAATATTTCTCTGACTTGTCCGGTCCTCAGTCTACTGAATCCGTATTGGAGAATCTTGAGCGTAGGCGATTGAATGCTTTACAAGGAGGAGTGAATTGTATTCCTCTCCCATTCGTGCGTTTCCGTTCAGAGGTCCCAGGAATAGAACAAGGGCAGTATGTGGTCATAACCGCAAATCAGAAAACTGGGAAGACTCAAATCGCCAATTATATCTATCTCTTTGAGACTCTGGATTATGCATTCAAGCATCCGCAGGAATGCTCTGTGCATATTATCTATTTCGCGCTTGAAGAGTCCGTACAGAAGATTATTGAGCGATATATGTCTCATCTTCTGTGGAAGCTTGACGGAAAGAGATATTCGCCCACGGAACTGCGTTCAACTTCGTCTGATTGTATCTTGTCCGAAGAGATTCTTGACCTTCTGAAGAGTGATAAATATCAGGAGCGTATGAAATTCTTCGAACAGTGTGTCCAGTTTGAGACGGAAGACACTAATCCTACGGGTATTCTCCGCGTTTGTGAGAAATATGCGAAAAGCGTTGGTACTTATAAGTCTCATACGATTCAGTCCAAAGGCAATTCTTTCAAGGAGGTCGAAGTATTTGATTCATACGAACCAAATGATCCGAACCATTATAAGATTGTCGTCATAGATCATATTGGACTCGTAGATAAGGAGCAGGGATTTCGGACGAAGGATGCGGTGGATAAGATGAGCGAGTATTTCGTCAAGTATCTTCGTAACCGTTATGGTTATACTTGTGTTGCTATTCAGCAGCAAGCGTCCGAGACGGAAGGGTTAGAGGCAATGAAGCAGAAGAAGATGGTTCCCAGTGCGGCAGGATTAGGTGATTCCAAGTACACGGCAAGAGATGCAGATTTGGTTCTTGGCTTGTTTGATCCGTCTAAATTCGGTCTTCCGACCTGGCTTGGATATTCTATTTCCAATGCCTCCAATGAAGGATTGAAAAACTATGGACGATTCCTTTATGTCCTTGCCAATCGTAATGGTGAAATGGGAGGAGTATGCCCGCTGTTCTTTGACGGTGCAGTATGCGATTTCCAGGAATTACCAAAGCCGGATGCTACTGATGCTGTAAAAAGATTTTATGATAAGGCTACTTATCTAAAGAACTTCAGACACTCTCGTAAACTTGCTCTTTTTAATCTTTTCAATATCATTAAGAAACATGGAAGAAAATAAAGTACTTCTTCAAATCACTCAAGACTCCGTAGGTACAGCTTGTCAGGTTCATTGCAAGAATCTTGATGAGCAGTTCGACATGGCTATGGCTCTTTGTACTTTCTTTGAAAAGAATCCGGCAGTATTCCTTGCTTTTCTTAAACTTTACGACATGAGACAGTCAGATCCGGAGTTTCAGAAAGAACTTGAAAAAAATACTATCGAAGTATCCAACTATGATTTCAACCAACTTTTAAAGTAATGGACGACACTAAAACAAAGTATTGTGGGCATTGTCACACAGAAAAGCCATTAGACGAGTTCTACACGAACAAGACCAAGCCGAATGGACTTTCGACCTATTGCAAAGATTGCACAAAGGAACTTCAGAGAGGCTATTCAAAAAAGACTTATGCCAAGAAACACAGTAAGACAGTAGAGACTAAACCTGCTCCAATTCAGGTTACGTCCATCGCTCCTCCTGTGCAGAAACCAGTTTCTCTCTCAGATTTCACTCCTCGTGAGATTATCAAGTACATGCATGACCTCGGTTATCGTATTGAGAACAACCAGCTCGTGTATTATTCCAAACAAGTAGTAAACCTTAAAGACGTTATCAATGGCTAAGACTATTCTTATTTGCGGAAAGACTGGTACTGGTAAGACTTCCGCAATTCGCACCCTCGATCCGAAAGAGACCGTTATCTTTCGTGTCATCAATCGTACCCTTCCGTTTAAGTTTGCCGGCAAGTATGGCAAGGAACAGAAGAATCTCTTTTCTACTCCCAGTTATGAGGATGTGCTGAAAGCCCTGAAGTGGGCGAATGCTCAGCCGAATGTGAAGAATATCATTATCACTGATGGCACTTATATCATCCGGCAGGAATACTTCAAGCTCGCCAATCAGAAGGGCTATGATAAGTACACGGCATTCGCCATGCATATGCAGCAAATCCTGAAAGCCATCCAGGAACTTCGTGATGATATCAAAGTCTTCATGGAATATCATGTGGAGAGCATCATGACAGATTCCGGTGCCGTGGAGTATAAACCTTCTACTGTCGGCAAGTTGCTCGACAATCAGTACAATATCCTCGAGAATGTGGATATCGTCCTGTTCGCCAATCCTCAGTATGAAGACAAGAACATTACTTATGGTTTCATCACCAACAGGACTATCGACCGTTCCGGTGCAGAGATTCCTGCTAAGAGTCCTATGGGTATGTTCGAGGAAGAGTTTATTCCGAATGACCTCGCTCTTGTAGCGAAAAAGATTGACGAGTATTATGAATAGAGATGAACTTCAGAAAGCCGCAGCCAAACGGCTGTTCCATTCTAAGAGGCTCATCTGTATGTGGGCTACCGGTTGCGGGAAAAGTCGGATTGCATTGCGGTTTCTTGAAGCTCATCCTGAATTCAGATGTTTGATTCTCGTTCCGGAACAGGACAATATCAAGAACTGGCTAGATGAATTCGACAAATTCGGCATTCCGTCAAT